TTTTATTAGCAATACTTGTTCTTTATTTAATTTGTGCATCCCATGTTTTTCACCTTCTTGGAAAGTGCCGTGATTTTTTTTGTCTAAACAATTTTCTTTTGCTGTCCCCCATCTTAGATTGGATAACAAGTTGTTTTTTTTATCGCCATCTAAGTGCATAGCCTGATGTTTTGGTGACGGTCGGTCACCTGCAAAAGTAAGCAAAACCAAGCTATGAATAGTGTAGTTTTTTTGTTTACCGTCTTTTGATAAAGAAACTCCTTTATACCCACTATTGGATACAAATTGTTTTTTTAACCTATTCCATTTATGTGACCAAACCTCTCCATTTTCATTAATTGAATAATTTGTAAATGCGGGAATGGTTTTCATATATTAGAAGCCTTCATTTCTATTCGTGCAGAAGCCTCTAGGCTTCTAAAAACCTCTATCTTAGCCTCTGCACCCACCATAAGCCAACGTAGCCTCTCAGACTCTTGTAGGGCCATTGCTAGGGCTTTTAGATGTTCGATATATTCATCATGTGCATAGGCGTAACTTTCTTTGGCGCTTTCGGTCTTTGCGTCTGACTCGATCATAAGCAGTGCTTTTTTAGTCTTGCGGTACTCTGTCAGGTACAGCAGGTTAGCTTTTGCCTGAGCATAGGCTTCTGCATTGTCGCGTATGAAGTCTAGGGCTTTGAATATGTTGATAGTCTCAGTCATTTTCTGCCTCTATTACATAAAACTTACGTTTAGTAGTACGACCATTGCTGGTTATTATCTTCTGGGCAATCAGGGAGTTAAGGTTACTGCCAAGAGATGAAGGAGATATAACGCTAAAGTTAAAGACAACTTTTAAGATTTCGGCACGTTCTACACCGGGATTGGCTTTGATGTATTTAACGATAGACTTCATGGCCTCTGTCATGCGCTTAGTAGGACGCTCTCTACTTTCTCGTTTGTAGTCACGCATCTCGACCGTTCGCATGATTCTCTGCATACTTTCGGACTGCTTTTTCTTTAGGTTAAGTGTCGTAATCTTAAATATCTCATCAGCTATACCAACAAACGACCCTTTGCCAGTCAGATCTGCATACTGTGAACCTACAGGCCAGTTCATGACAACCTCATCAATTCAGTCCAGTTTGTAATATGTGGTAGCATTTTCTTACCGTGTTCCTCAGTTATACGACCAAGCCTGATAGCTTCTGTAATGACTGACTCTCGACCATTCTTGTCATCGCCAAGACTAGGAAACCACGCTATAGGGGTACATTTATTACGAGCTTCGTTTACCAGATTGTTGTATGAATCCTTAAAAGCCATCCTAGCTGCAACCTGATCGCCTTCATTCAGCAAGGGCTGGGCTGCTGCCATAGCTGTAAGCATATCCTGAGTTAGTACAGCACTAACATACTCGTTTCTAGGAATCATTGACCACGCTACGTCTGCACTAGGTCTGCCATCCTGATCTTTAATAAAATTAATCATGTCGGCAGGTTTAGGTGCAAATACTGAGTGTTGAACGTGGTTAAGAAGTGCGTCTTTAACACTGCTGAACGGGTAGCCATTCATCAAGTTAGACCAGATCATGATGGAAGCTGGCGTTATCTTCATGCTGTATATCTCAAATATATTGATTATCAGGTCAGTAAACTGCTCTTTTTCACTCGTGTTCATAGGTTTCTCCTTGTGATTGTTGATCTTGTTGACGTAGTTTTAATTTGAATGCTTCTCCAACGGCCCGGTTCTGGTCTGTAATTGACTGCTTACCCTTGTTGACTGGAAACAGACCACTGTAACCACTCAAGATTGATTGCTCTATAACTTCTTTAGGATCGTTACCTTCAGACTTTAGCTTGCTCAGAGTAGAGATAGCCAGTTTTATAGCACCTTGAGTCAGAGGCTTCCTAAGTTTCTTCCTAGAGTCTACAAAGTCATTCCATGCGTCTACAGGAATCCAATCAGGAATCTGAATGGGGGGAATAATTAAGCGCGTTTCGCGCAACTCTTTTGACTTAAATTCTTTTGATTCTGACTTGTGATCTATAGCTTCTAACTTCTTACTTCTAACATCTAACTTCTGACTTCTGGTATTGCGATCGTTTAGAGAATCGCTTTCAGTATCGCTTTCAGTATCGCTTTGCGATGACCCCCATTTGATTTCATTACCTTTTTTACCTGCCTCACTCTTTTTAGTGTGTTCTGACCGCCTAGCTAGTAATTCCTTCTCGCAACGAGAATTAAGCCAAACATCAGTTATCTCAAAATACTGAGCAATCGCTTTGCGTATCGCTAACCACTCGCTTTGCGTATCGCATAGCGTAAGCCTAGCAAGAAGCAAATCGTCATTCGGAGGAGCTTCTCCAGTAGCAAAATAGTCTATTAAAATTAATAGATATGCTCCATGCTGACTTCTGGTAAGCCTTCTAGTATCGGCAAGATAATCGCCGGGATAAAACTTAAACCACGGGGTTGAACTCATATCAATATCCTTTGGGGTGAGAGCCGGGGATAAGCCGACAGCTTAAAACCATAGAAAGGGGTAGGCTAAAAGCCTTTGTCTCACCACAAAAGATACTGTATTGCATAACTGACTCCCTCTCTGTTGTCGGGGTTATCACTCCCGATGTAAGAAGCATAGATCAGATTCCTACTCTTGTAAACTTTTTATTTTAACCACGCAACTACCGCCTTTAATCACGCTGCCACGCGCTACCATCAACTGGTCTACCTGAGAGTCATCATCAAACACGCCAGCAGCCTGTAGAGCGTCTATAAGCGGCTTGAGTACATTATCTATGTCTCTACGCCTTCTATCTGGTGCATGAAGCAATATCTCCAGACCTACTTTATCGTCGCCAAACCTAGCTCGTTTAGCGGCAAGGTTAACGATTAGCTTAAAGTCATTAGCTGTCTTAGTCAGAAACCGCCGCGACCCACGAAAACCCCAATAAGTATTTACGCTTGGCGGGTAGGGTAAATTAAGTTCTATCATAGTATTGTATTTTGTCTGAGTTGATATATAATAGTAGTTGGCATTTTGCCATATATGAAAGGAATATGATATGACTAAGTTACTCTACAGCGACCTCCGGCAAATCAATGTAAACGAACATACTGAGAAGAAAGGAAAATTAACATACCTCTCTTGGGCATGGGCTGTTCACTATCTGCTGGAAGATGATCCGTCAGCAAATTGGAAGTATGGAGAGCCAAAGATGTTTGGCGAGACGATGATGGTCTTTTGCAGTGTCACAGCGTTTGGCAAAACAATGACTGCACAGCTACCTGTCTTAGACTACCAAAACAAGGCAATTAAAAATCCTTCTGCAATGGATGTAAACACGGCAATGCAGAGATGTCTGGCTAAGGCTATTGCACTGCATGGCATCGGCTTATATATCTACGCCGGAGAAGATTTGCCATTAGTTGAGGTAGATGACGATGCGATAGAAGAGCAGATCACGGTCGCGATACGAATGATTGAGAGCAGCGAAACAATAGAAGAGCTAAAGACTAATTACTTCCCGGCTGCTGATACATTTAAGAGCAATCCAGAAGCAACGATCCGTCTAGCTACCTCTAAAAACAAACGCAAAGGAGAATTAGCATGAGTCCATCATCACAGAACTTTTGGCTACTAGGGCAACTCAAGAAGAAGCGGCGCTTAACTTCTCTGGACGCAATGAAAGAGGCGCAATGTATGAGACTGTCAGCTAGAGTTTATGATTTGCGCTGCATGGGCTATAACATCCACACTGAGAACGTCTGGCTCGATAGCGGCAAGGTCATTGGGAGGTACTTTCTAAAATGATAGCTCAAGGGACACCAGAATGGTTTGCACAACGGCTAGGCCATGTAACTGCGTCTAGGATGAGCGATGTATTAGCAAAGGGTAAGGCAGGAGAAGCTGTTACCCGACAGAAGTACAGGATGCAGATCATTGCAGAGCGTGTTTCTGGTCAAGTAGCTGACAGTTTTAACAATGCGGCTATGCAGTGGGGTACTGACCATGAACCTCTTGCCAGAATACGCTACGAGGCCGATACAGGCTATTTTGTAGACGAGGCAGAGTTCTGCTTTCATCCTACGATAAAGTGGCTTGGAGCGTCTCCTGATGGCATTATCAGTGGTGTTAATGCGTTAATCGAGATCAAGTGTCCTAACACCCAGACGCACTTGGGATATAGGCTTGATAACAAGCCACCTGCTGCTTACATTAATCAGATGCAGTGTCAGATGTGGGTAACTGACGCAACTTATTGCGACTTTGTAAGCTACGACCCACGAGTGCCAGAGCATCTACAGCTATTTGTCTCAAGACTGCGGAGAGATAACGATCTAATAGCTAAGATGGAAACAGAAGTAGCTAAGTTTTTAGGTGAAGTAGATGACGCAATTAAACAACTGGAGAAAAAATAATGTCTGATTTAAATC